TGTGACGGTATTGAGGCTGTTCAGTCCATTTTGTCCGTATGAACCTGGGTTATTTATTCTGGGAGTGTTCATCTCTGAACCTCTGCGTTTTCTTGCGCTTGCCCTTGTGCCTCGACTACCCGTGCGTTTGTCGTCTCTCTTACCTGGTGCTGCGAGTAGAGTGTCTTCGTCTGGGGAAGCAACATCTTCTGCTGCCGAGGTTTCCTCAAAGTCTCCTGCGTCTCCGAGCAAGTCATCTTCTCCACCTAAGTCTCCACCTAAGTCTCCGCCTAAATCGCCGCCTAAGTCTCCGCCTAAGTCGGCACCTCCGCCTCCTCCTGCTGCTTCGCCTTCGGATGCGACAGCTTCAAGTTCGGCGTCAAGCTTTCTGTCGTAGAACATCTCTCTTTGGTTGCGTAGGAACTCTTCTTCTGATAGGTTGAAGATGTTGTCGGCAACCCAGCGACGGGAGAAGAAACCTTCTGTTGCTGCTGCTGCGATGTCGAACTTGGTATTCCAGTGTTCCAACTCTTGGAGTTCTGCCGTCTTTGACGGGTTGTTTAGGGACAACTTGAAGTTTATCAAGTCAGCGCCTTTGTATCCGAGAGTGTAGAGATGAACGATGCCTATCTTCTCAAGTTCTGAGACGATGGAGCGTTGGAGTCTCTGGATGGTTCGTGAGAACCTGATGTCTTTCTGAGCGAGGGTTGTTTTGTCCTCGTCTCCGCCCTCGCCTTGGGTTAGGTAAGATGCTGGTATTTTTAGTGCCGAGAAGAGTTTGTCTCTCAGGTATTTTACATCGTCGATGTCGCCTGTGTTAGAACCGCCTGAGAGGGGTTCTATTTTGGATGATACTCCTCCACGGACTGGAATGAAGTAGTCCTCTTCTGTAGACATTGGATTGTATCGCAAGTCAACGCGCCCAGTGTTGGAGTCAACGACTTGGTTGCGCTTCATCTGCGTCATTACTTTTTGCATGTATTGCTCTACATCTGATGGGGATACATTTCCTACATCAATATAGAATACACGGCGTTCTGGTGCCCGAACAATACGATACGCCATCATAGCGTCTTCGAGTAGGATAAGTTGGCGAAAGATACGACGGGCGGGTTCAAGGACGGAAGTTCCGTATGGGGCATACTTGTCGTTGCCGAGGATGCGGAAGTGCCCTACCTGCCAGTTCTCAAATGTTAGTCCGCCTGAGTTCCACTGGAACTGGACATATTTTGGGTTTGTTTTGTCCTCGCCTTCAAGTCGTTCTATTTCGTGTGTTGGTAGTCCGACGACAGATTGGATTCCGAGTCGTTCGTCGATGTCGAGGTATAGGAAGAAGTCTCCGTATTTGCACATTGTGCGACTCCAACCGAATAGGTTGTGCTCAATGTTTAGAACGGTGTGATAGAGTTCGTTTAGAACTGACTTTATCTCTTCGTTTGAGCATTTGATGGAGAGGAGTGGAGATAAGTCTGACGATGTAGTCATCTCGTCTGCGTAGATGTCCATTGCAGATGCTATTTCTGGAGTGTATTCCATTTGTTCAAAGTCTTGGTATCGCTCGGCACGCATTTGGTTCGCCATAATAGCGGTGCTTAGTTGCTCAAATGGGTTGTAGTTCGCCTTCTTGAAGTTTAGTCCAGATGCGGACTGGAACTTGAACTTGTCTAACTGAACTCTTGATAGTTTTCTGCTTGTCTGGGTTCGGTAGTTTACCAATGGACCAGAGAGGAGGCGAGTCAACTGTTTGAATAATGCCGATTGGTTGTTTTTTGGATTGCTTTTGTTCTTTGCCATAATGTATTATCCCTTGTAGAGCCATCCGAAATGCTGTGCAAGCTCTGCTGCTTGCCTCTGCTCCGAATCCATGTTACTTGTTTCCTTGCGGTAACCTTCTTGTCCCTTTATCTGATTATTTATTCTTGTAGTTGCTACAAACATTGAGTTGACGAATGCTTCTCGGTATTCTTGTTCTACCTTTCCTGCTTCGAAAGCTATGTCTCGAACATAACATCCAATAGCGAGTGCCATTGTCAAGTCATCGTTGTATCCCCTCATTGCTTCTGGACGTCCATTGTTCCAAATAAATGTCCTTAATTCGTTTATTGTTCTCTGTGATCGAATAGTAATTAGGTTGTTGCGGATAAACTCTTCCAACTTTGCTATGATAATAGGGCGAGTTTTTGATGTTGTCGAGAAACCCAAGACAGTGTTGGACATGTTTTCCGCTTGAACCTGTGGAACATACTCATGAGTTGACTTCATGGAGTAGTATATATTAGTATAACACATTTCTTTCAACTTTGTAAGAACTGTGTATCCAACTGAGTTATTTTCTACTACTACCATTGCATTATTGTAGTCTTTTCCTGTGCTGAATAGCATTTCTGAATAGGTGTCTAATGTTGGTTTTCCTTGATACTCGGCAACTATCTCCATAGTCTCTAACTTGATGATGTGGAATGTCGAGTTATCCTTTCCGTCGCCTCGTGCGACATCGGCAGTTATTAGGTAGTTGCTTTCTTGTTGTGCCTTTTCCCAAATCCAAATGTTCCTGTCAAACCCTACTCTATATTCAGGCTCTGTCATTTCGCTTTCTAATCTTGATATCTCGTCGCCGTGGATAACTGTCTCTCCAGACATGTTGAAGGAACACTCCAACTCCTGTGCGATTGCTCGGCGAGACATGTTCTTTGTCTCTTTGTCAAACCATTTCTGATCTCTGTCGGGATGCACATCCCATAGAAGAGTAGTCATAAAGAAGTCGTTTTCTTCTGCTTGTGCATCAACGCACGCCTTGTGGAACCAGTTTCCAACGCCGTTTGGAGAAGAGAGTGCGATACAGCGTCCACCTGTTGATAGGGTGGAATATAGTGCTGTCCAGATTTCGTCCATAGACTCAACGTGAGCAGCCTCGTCCACGACGAGGAGTGAGAGTGCTTCGGAACGTCCAGCGTCTGCCGATGTTGCCGATGCCTTTATCTCTGAACCGTTTGATAGGACGAATGATGCTCGGTTGTCGATGTCTATTGATGCTATTTGCATCCACGGCGGCAAGTTCTTCATAATGTGCTTCACCTTTTTGACGAGGTTAGAAGCAACTTGGAACTTGGTTGCGACGACAAGGACGTTCTTGTTTCTGTGAAACAGGAGCATCCAAGCGATATAGGCGGCAGTCGTGGTTGAGATACCCAACTGGCGTGCTTTTAGTATTACGTTGAAGCGGTGATCGTTGAAGTTCTTTACGAGTTCCTCTTGAAAGTCGTAAAGTTTGAATGGAAGAAGTCCTTCGAGTGGATGGGCAATCTTCGCATAGTTAGTTATGAAGTATGTCGGATCTTTTCCGCTTTTTAGTATCTCTTTTAGTATTTCGTTCTTTGTAAGCTGAAACGACATTTACACATCACTTATCTGTTCCAAGAGCTAAGAAATCTTTGAAAGACTTTTCAAGTCTGTCTTGTGATGGTTCGCCGACTGGCATAACATCACTTAGATTTCCAACCTTGTAAGATCTGTTTCCAGTTACGAATGCCCTAACACGGGAGGTGTTCTGAACCATTACTTGAACTTCGCCTTCTGCGGTTAGACTAAGAGAATCTTTTGTTATCTTCTTGTATTCTTTCTTGATAAAGCTTGCAACATTTTCAATCATATCCTCAACTTCTTCTTCAATGTTACCAGCATAGACATCTTTGAGTCTAATGTCGCTCTGATAGTTGATGTTGAGTAAGTTTCCGTGGATGTTGACGCCAAATCCGTCAATGACACGAGAATCAATGAGAGCATCGCCCTCTTCTCTCTTCAACCCTACTTTCTTCACTTCGCCGTCTGGGACGAGTCGCTCGTCATGTGCTCCGTCACGAGCATTTGCTGCCGCTTGTGAGATGCCTCTTACGATGTCTAAAACTGTTGCCATTTATTTGTTTTCCTTTTTTGGACGCCAGCCATCTGTCCAGCGTTTTTCTCTGCCCTCAACCCATTGGATGTGACATTTGTTACAACAATCGAACTTGCTCATATAAACATCGTCCCTTTTGTCAAAGGAATAGACATCGCAAACAGAACAAACCCTATTGCTATCTTTATTAAGTAGTTTTTTTGATATCAAAACGCCTTGGACTTCCATTTTTTCAGTCTTTTCAGTCAATCTTTTTACTTTTTGGGCGAGTTCCTTCAATTGTTCGAGATAATCTTTCTCTTTTTCTTCGTCCCAGTTCTTTGACGGATGTTGAACTGCTTCCTCTCCGTACTTCTCTGCTATTGCTTTCTCTACCTTTATTTCGTAGTTTGGATCGGTGTCTTCGCTCATTTCATTATCTCCGATGCGGCGTAGAGTGTTCCCAAAGTTAGTCCTATTCCTGCGACGACACCGCCTGCCATCCACCAGTGGTTGTTTTTATTTGGCTGTTCGAGTGCAAGTTCTCTATAGGTGTCTATTTCGTCGTTCTTTATGTCCATCAACAAGTTGTGCCTTTCATCAAGAGAATCATAACTTATTTGCAAGCTGTCTATTTGGAACTGCATATTTGCTGTGGTTCTCGCTATTTCGTATTCAACTCGCAAGTCGCACTCTTCAAAAGAATACTGGTTGTCGGCAAGCAGTTGTGCGGTTGCCGATGGGTTGAACAGAGTTCCTGCAAATGGTGCTGGCTCTGCCTCATCCAGATGCGTATATCTTGGAGCGTCCTGCGCAAACGCTGGCGTTGCGGCGAACAAAGTAACTGCCAATATTTGTGATGTAAGTCTATTCTTCATACGTAAATCCAAACTCTTCCTCTATTGCCCTGTTTGCCATCTCGGGGTTTTCTGAAAGAGTTTCTAATAGTTCTAAATATCTTGCTCTCTTCTCGAATGAAAGTGATTCTTCTCTATTCTCGAACTCTCTTTCTAGTCTCGCCAATGATTCGTCTCTCAGTCGGAGTGCTTCTTGAGTTTCCTCTTTCTCTTTGTTGCGACTATTCTCTAAAACCTCTATCTCTTTCTTATAGTTGTCGATAGTGTTCTCAAGTATCTTCTTATACATCGCTACATTTTTGCGAGACATTAACCATACGAATAGCGTCCAAGCGGAGATTGCTATTATTTTCCAATGGTGCTTCGCCCATACCCACGCTTTAGTTAGTGATAGTATCATTCACTCTTTCCGAACTTCAGCATAGAGACTACATCAACGGCAGCTTGTCCAGAGATGTAGCAGACTGCTACCCATACCCAGTGCTCGCTCTCAAGACTTCCTTGATACATTAGCCCTGTTGCTATTAGAAATGTTAGTAGTTTCCTCGAAATAAACTTGTTTAGCGCCTTATCCATCAAAACTTTCATAGTCATAATACCTCCGTAGTGTTTCTATAAATAGTATTAGACAACAACTTTGGCAAAACCATTTTCCTTTTCAATGGATATAACATGATCAACGCAGTCTTTCAGAGAATCTAAGTGAGATATTAGTATCACTGTTTTGAAATAAGACTTTACCATCTCCAATATTCTCACGAAACCCTCTAAGTTCTCTGCGTCGAGGGCTGTTCCAGGTTCATCTAGTATGAATACTGACGGAGATGGGAGTGAACTTACATGCAAGAGAGCGAGGCGTATCGCCATTGACGCTATTGTCTTCTCAGCGCCTGAACCCAGTTCTATCGGACGGGGTTCGTGTCTTGGATGCTTGATATAAACATTGAGTCTGCGTCCATCGTTCTCGAAAAAGACTTCGAAGTCAACTATGTTGGTGAGAACTTTCGCTATCTCTTCGTTTATCGCTGGGAGTTTTCTTTTGATAATGTCGTATGAGATGCCGCTAGAATGCATACACTTGGTGAACAAGTCGTATGCTGAATACTCTTCTCGCAAGTCTGATAGTTCTGCTTTTTGCTCTTCGATGTTTTGTAACTTCTGCTCGTATGATCCGTGCGCCATAAACAAGTCGTTTAGATCGGTGACGCATTCGTCGTGCTCTTTCTTTATTTTCACTAAGTCTCTCGCCTTCTTTTTCTTATCGGAGACGAGGTGTTCGAGGTTCTCAATAGCGTCTTTGTTTACTTCGTAAATCTCAATGTGCTTTTTGATCTCCTCTATTTCGTGTCTGATTACCTCTACTTTGGATATGTTGCCGCCGATTTGGAGAGATAAGACGGAGATTTCGCTTTCTACCGCTGTTCTGCGGTTTACGAGGGCGTCGTATTTGGATAGATAGTCGTCTACCCTGTCTGCTTCCAGTTTCTCCAACTGGTTTAGTATGTCTTCGCCTTGTTTGCGGAGTTCTGAGACTTGTTCGTTCAGGTTTGGGAGGACTTCTCTCGCCGTGTGTGCGTTGCAGATGAACTTACACGAGGTATATTTGTCTCCGCAAGGGACTTCATCTAGTAGTTTTACCTTATTGTTCGCCGATATAACATCTTTTTCTGCGTTTTTGAGAGAGTTTTCTACTTCTATTCTCTCGCTTTCTTTATTTGTCGCTTCTTCTTTCTTGTTTTTCAGGTTTTCTATGTCGTATTTGTCTAGGAAGTCAATAAGTTTTACAACAAGTTCTTCGTTTTCTTGCTTCTTTACAATACTTGCTGTGTTTTCGTCTATCAGAGTTGTTGCCTCTGATGTTTTAGTCTCCAACTTGTTTCGATAGTCATCAATGTCGATGATGTTGACTGGAATGGAGGAGATTTTGTTCTCCAAGTCTTGGAGTTCTGCCTCCATCGTTATTGTATTCTCTTCAAATTCTTTACAGCGAACCTTATTTGTGGCGATGTCTTCGTCGCTTATGGCGAGTTCTTTGGCTGCTTGTTCCATTTCTTCGTCGAAGTTCTTGTCCTCCAACCTTTTTAGAGCACCTCTCATGTCCGAGGCGTCGTCTTTGGCGAGTTTATACTTTTTGTCGAAGATTTCAAGGTCAAGGAACTTTGCTAGAATCTCTTTCCTCCGAGTTGAACCCTCTTTGATGAATGTGAGACTATCCAACTGAGACGCCATTGATGTTAGTAGGAAGTCGTCAAGAGTTCCAAGCATCTTGCGTATGTTTTTGTCGGTGTCTGCTCTCGTCATTCCGTTATGACTTATTATCTCGTTGCCGAGGGAATCTATTTCAGTGAAGTCTACATTGGTTTTTGCCTCCAATGTCTCTTCGCCTTTCAACTTCTTGGTGTATTTCTCGCTGGTTCTTTCAACGACGAACTGCCTGTCTCCAATAGAC